CCGGCGGTCAGGCTGAACCGGGCGGACGGGTCCGCCTCGGCCTGCCCCTGGACGTAGCCGGCCGAGGAAATGTTGAAGGACCCGACCGCGTTGGTGGTCAGGTACGGGTTGATGGTGACTTGAGCGCTCATGGTCTATCTGCCTTCCGAAAGAGGGGGTGAGGCCCGGAAGACCGAGCCGCCGAGGGTGGGGTTACCGGGCGCCGATCTTGGGGTCGCGAATCCGAGCCCGGCGACCGGCGCGGTTCAACTGCTTGAACATCGTGTTCGGCCCGACGAACTCGATGATCTTGCCGCCCGTGAGCTTGTTGGTCAGGTGGACCTCGCGCAGCTCGCCCGGCTTCATATCGACGGGACGGCGGGCGGCCGCGGCGGCGTCGGCGTAAACGTCCGCCTTGGCGATGGCCAGGACCGAGTCCTGCAGGCCATAGATATCGGCGTCCTTCCACCGCGGGCTGTGCGACTTCAGGTCGTTGACCATCCGGCGCTCGTAGCCGTCCAGGGTCTCGCCGTTCAGCGGGCGCGGCGCGCTGTCACCGAAGGCCTGGCAGATCGAGTCCGCTTCGGCCTGGGCGTTGGCGATGGCGGCGTAGTCCTTGTCGCTCATCGGCTTGGGGAAAGCCTTTTCGAGGTCGGCGAGGCGCTTGCTGATCGCAGCGTCGGCGCGAGCGTCCGCCTTCTGCTCTTCCTCCTTCGCCTCGGCGTCCTTGCGGGCCTTGTCCTCTTTGGCCTTTTCTTCCTCGGCGGCGTCCTTCTTGGCCTTATCGGCCGCGGTGCGCTCAGCTTCGGTGGGTTCGTCGCCGGCCTCGTCCTTTTTGGCCTTGTCGGCCTTTTCCTTTTCCTCGGCTTCGGCGGCATCCTTGCGGGCCTTGTCGGCCATCTCCATGGCGTCGACCCGGTCGCAGAGGCCCTTCATGCCGTCCGCGATGCCTTTCACCGCGTCCATGATGGCATCCATCATGCCGCCTTCGTCCTTGCGGGCATCGGCCTTGGCCTTGTCCTCGGCGTCCTTGCGGGCGGCGTCGGCGGCCTTCTTCTCTTCTTCGGTCATAGGTGGTCTCCGTCGGTTCGAGGGGCGCGCGCACGGTGACTTGATCCCAGGCGGCCGGTGCGCGCGGCGCGGGATATTGGTTCAGGCTCGGCGCCGGGCGGCGTTGTCGACCTGGATGCGGGTGAGGGTCAGGCGGTGGGCGAGGTCGGCCAGTTTGCGGCTGGGGGCGATCACGATCTCAGCGGAATCGGCCATGGCCAAGGCGTCAACGCCCGACTGATCAACCCCGGAAAGCTCGCCGCCCTTGTCCCAGACGCCCTCGCCGCCCTCGCCATCCTTGTCGGAGGGCAGGATGGCGATGTGATCCATCAGTTTGGGCGAGCGCTCGATGAGGATTTTCGCCCCGCCCTCGCCGGTGAGCTTCGTGCCGCCGACCAGGACGCCGGGCGAGGTGCTGGCGTCCCGTTTGCGCAGGATGTCGTTGGCCCAATCGTCGTAGATCTTGGCGATGGCCCAGACTTCGTCGCCCTGGATGTAGGGCAGGAACACCGTGCCCACGATCCGGTCGCCGAACTCCTCGCTGTTGAGCAGCGCGCCCTTCGGGTGCTTGGCGATCACGGGCAGGCCGTTGCAGCGGGCCAGCATTTCGTCGTTCAGATAGAGCGACTTGTCCCGGTGGACGTGCTCGTCGATCGACGGCCGGTAGGATTGGCCGGTCCCGGTGATCCGGATCGCCCACAGGGTGACGTTCTCGTAGACCTGGGGGCTGGTGAGGTCGCCGGCGGCCATCGCCCGCGCCACGCCCAGTTCATTCATGCTCAACCGCGCCAGGGCGATCCGCACGCCGGGGTGAAGCGGCTCCGGGGGACCGAGAACACTCGTCCAGGCGAATCCTACGCTCTCGTTGCAGATCGTCACCGGAAACGGCTCGTCCACGCGACAAAGGAACGTGGTGAAATCCACCTGCACCCCAGGAACCACAACCGCGTCGCCCGGAGGCGCCGGCGGCAGGTCCGCGGCAACTGCCAGGGCGGGCTCGACCTGGAGAGAGGCGCCCGCCCCAGCAGGCATCGCGGCGTCGGGCGCCCCGATTTCGGCGTTCGAAATGTTGCGGGTGTGGAGAACCAGGTCCTCGGCCTTCACCGTGTAGCCGGTCTCTTCCTTGGTCTCGCGGATGGCGGCTTGCTCGGCGGTCTCGTCGGCCTCGATCTGTCCGCCGGGGCATGCCCATTCCGATGGGTGATCTCCACCAGGGCCGCGCTTCAAAAATAAGGCCTGTCCGGCGGGCGTGATGAACAATATCCCGCTCGCTCGGATCATGGTTCACCCTTGCGAGTCCGTATGCGTCGGGGTACATCGGGGGCTATGAAAACCCAATTCAATGTCAAGCTATCCGCTGCTGAGCGCGCGCGCCTAGAAGAGCACCGCATCGCGCTCGGTCTTCGATGTCACGCCGACGTGGTCCGTTACTGGATCGGCCGGGTTCTGTATCTGGGCGACCAGCGCGCCACCACGAAGGGTGAGCCGTGAGCCTGCCTCGCATCGACTACACCGGCCAGGAAGCCGAGGTGACGATCACCGAACTGCGAGCCTCGCCGGGCGATCTATTCGACCGGGTGGCGCGTGGGATGACGGTTCACGTCACCAAGGGAGGCAAGCGGATCGCCGTCATTTCACCACCCGACACAGTGATCAATGCGGACGGCTCTTGGAGCGGCGCGCGACCAATCATGATGGGGATTCGACCATGACCACCCAGGACACCCGCGCGCTCCGCAAAGCGCTTGAGCCGTTCGCCCTGCTTGGTCAGGTCTACACCAAACACGGTCCGCTCGACCTAAGCCCCTGGTGCGACACTCCCGACGATGAAGCGATGATGTTGGGCGGCGGGTTCGGCTGGATCATCACTGTCCGGCAACTCCGGGCGGCGGCGAAGGCCTACAAAGACACCGATGACAGCGGTTATACGGTGGACCTGCCGGCCGGTCTGATCGCCGATATCAGCCCGCGTGAAAGCTTGATCGACATAGCGGTGGCCGCAACGGTTAGGCGATTCTCGCCCAGTACCGTCTTAACGGCGATCATCTGTATCTACGTCACGCTTCTCTGTGGCGCCCTCTTTGCTGCGGGCTTCGCCTTGGCGCGCACGATCGGAGGCAAGTGATGGACCCGCGCAAGCTCTTCGAACTCTACCAGACTGCCGAGCGCGTCGCGGGGAATTATCCCTTTGACGTAATACGCGCTAGTGATAGTATGGCTTCACCAAACGAGGCCAGCCATGAACGACTTCAGCAACCCGATCTTCCACGACGAAACCCTGGCCCGCGAATGGCTTGAGGCCCGGTTGTGGAAGGACGGCCCGATCTGCCCCAAGTGCGGCGTGGTCGGCCATGCGACCCTGCTGATGGGCAAGAGCACCCGTCCCGGCCTCTACCAGTGCAACGCCTGCCGCGAGCCCTTCAGCGTCACGGTCGGCACGCTGTACGAGCGCAGCCATGTCCCGCTGCATAAGTGGCTGGCCACCACCCACCTGATGATGGCGTCCAAGAAGGGCATGAGCGCCCTCCAGATCAGCCGCATGATCGGGGTGACCTACAAGACGGCTTGGTTCATGTGCCACCGCATCCGCGAAAGCCTGCGGGTGACCGACGATAGCCAACTCGGCGGCGGCAGCACGGTTGTCGAAGTCGACGAAACCTTTGTCGGCGGCAAGGACAAGAACCGCCATGCCTCCAAGCGCGGGCGCCAAATCCAGAAAGAGCCCGTCGTCTCCCTGGTCGAACGCAATGGTCGGGTGCGCAGCGAGCACGTCAGCAGCGTCAACGCCAAGACCCTGCGCGCCATCCTGACGGAGCAGATCAAAGCCGACACATTCCTGATCACCGACGAAGCGCCGAGCTATCCGGCCATCGGCCTCAGCTTCGAAACCCACCAGACGGTCCAGCATGGCATCGGCGAGTACGTCCGCGGCATGGTCCATACCAACACCATCGAGAGCTACTTCGCGATCCTGAAGCGCGGGATGATGGGAACCTTCCACCATGTCTCCCCGACGCACCTGAAGCGCTACGTCGCCGAATTCGACTTTCGGTATAACGAGCGCACCGCCCTTGGCGTGTCCGACTTCATGCGCTTTGACCGCGCAATTCCGGGCATCGTCGGCAAGCGCCTCACCTATCGGCGGACTGGTCTCGCAGCCTAAGCCGGTGCGTAGGCGTGAGCGCCGACGCAAGCCAACCATCGACTCCACCACAAGCTGAATATGTGGTCCTATCAAAGCTGAACCGCCCCGATTCGCAGTCGGGACGGTTCATAATCCGCCGCATGGGGCGACGGTCGATAGCGGCTTAGATTCCCCCGAATCTATGGTCTCGGTCAAGTCCCCAGCGGTTCAGCAAGGGGCCTCCAATGACCGAAATCTCAATCACCTTCAAATGCGGCAAGTGCGGCCACAAGCTAGGTTGGCCCGATGACGCTGTCGATTCCACCCAGCTCACCTGCACGAATTGCGGCGAGGATGCCGGGACCTATGGTGACCTCCACAAGCAGGGGATGGACGCCACTAGAGCCAAGGTCCGGGCCATCCTGAAGAAGGCCCTTAAGGGCAGCTAGGTCGAGCGTGAGCGTGTCTTTCATAGGGTTTCGGCGACTTCGGGAAGATCAACATGATTGCAGAAATCACGCTCGGCATTGAGGCCATCAAGGTGGCGACAGGCCTTTTGCAGGTCCTGAATGCGACCTCGACGGAGATACAGATCAATGAGGTCAAGATCGGCCTCCAGCGGGCGTTGCTGGAGGCCCAGAGCGGCCTGTTTGCGGCTCAACAAGCGGATGCGGCGTCCCTGGCACGCATACACGATCTTGAACGTCAAATTGCAGAGATCGAAGACTGGAAAGCTGAGAAGGCTCGCTATGAGCTTAAGCCAGTCGGACCGGGCGCTTCTGCTTATGTGCTGAAGGCGGCTATGGAGGGCAATCAGAGCGGGCCGTGGTACTGCCCCAATTGTTTCGAAGGCGGAAAAAAGTCCGTCTACCAAAAGCTCCCGCGCGGCTACTCCCACGCCGCCACCAACGCCCCCACGACCTACGAGTGCGCGGCCTGCAAGCTCTGGAGCGATATCCGGCCGCTGAACCGGCGGTAATGGTTGCTCGTCAGATCGTCGATCGATTGGCGCAGGTCGCTGCGAAAGCTCCCAAATGAGTTCAAGCGCAGCGAGATTCGCTTGCATGAATGGGCTTATCTCCAAGTTCCCCTCCAGCGTTCAGTGCCTCTAATTTCTGGACATTCAAATGGTCGTCTATGCGATTTTCGCCTGCCTGATCCACGCTCAACCGGGGATCGGGCACCAGTGCATGCTTCTGAGTTCACACCCGATGCAGCGCGCGCCCAACTCGCCGGGGGAGCCGCCCGCGTCCGCGTACACAAGCCTTGCGGCTTGCAAGCGCGACCTGCCGTACTTCCAGCGTGTGAAGGACCCCATCCGGGTCTACGTCTGCCTGAAAGAGACCGTGCCCGCATGGGGACCGGCGGAGTAGGCTAAGCCTTCTTAGGGCGCCGCGCGGAGGCCTTGGCCTCTGGCTTGGGTTTGGCCTCTCGGTGCGCCGGTGGGGTGCGGAGCGCCGCGTCTACGGCGTGTTCGAAGCGGGACCAGCCTTCGGGGTCCGGCTCAAGGGGAAGGGGCTTATCGGTCATGGCAAAACCTAGTGGTGATCCGTTTCAGGATCTTTGTACCATGGTTGGGCTGATGACGCTCACCTGGGCATGGGCCGAAAACACCCTCGCCATGACAATCGGCGTCATCAGCAAATATGGCGGTCCAATACGAGGATACGACGAACCGCCGGTTTCAATGAAAAAGCGCATCGCCTGTCTCAGGCGTGCCCTCACGGACCTCGCCATTTTGGAACCCCTCCAGAAGGAGGGTTACGCTCTGGCGGTGCTCTTCAAAGAGCTTGCTCCGCGTCGCAATCAATTTGTCCACAGTGCTGCGTGGCAGGTCGAACACGGCGGCTTCGAGTCTACTGGCGTCCGCGTCCGCGCCGGGCAAAACACGGTCGAGGATCATCGCTTCGACCAGGCGGACGCGGTTCGCCTCAATGTCGAGATCGCCAAACTGCAGGATGACGCCGCAGTTTTCATGGCGAAGGTCTGCGCCATTTTCGATCCCTAGCCCAATCGCCGGCCTGTCACGCGCGTCCATATCTACATCTAGTCCCTGCTACGTAAAAGGGATAATTCCCGGCGCGCCGCCCTGGACGGTTGTCTTGGCGATCAGGCCGTCAGCCTGCACCCCCTGTAGCCGAGCGGCGTAGTCCAGGGGCAGGTGCGGGTTGATCGGGCCGTTGTCCGCTCGGTCCGCGATCCGCTCTGCCGCATCCCGCCGCGCTCGGTCGTTAAGCCGGTCCGCCACGGAACGGGCGACTGCGAGGACGGCGTCGAGATTGATCCGGTCCATCGCCAATCCCCTCAGAACAGCGCCACGAAGGGCAAATGACTCACGTGGATGACGAGACCGACAACCCCAAGCCCGCAGACCGCGCAGACAGGGGTTCGCAGCCACATCGGCATGGTCAGATCGCCCAGGGCTTAATCGGCAGGCTCCACGTGATGTAGAGCCCGAAGACGTGAACGCTCCAGTATTTCGTCCAGAGTCCGCGGCGAGCCCAGAAGGCCGGCCATGCAGCGCGGAGCCGGCCATAGAGCGAGGTCTCAGACGGATAGGGTCCGGTCGAACTGCAAACGAAGATCATCGATCTTTCCTCTGCGGCTCGGCCTCAACGACCGGCGCCACCAAGCCCAAACGCATATCCGCCGCCATTGCCTCTATCAATATCGCCACGGCTCGCAGCGCCATCTCATCCTTGGTCAGCGTCAACGGCTCGGACATGGGCTCTCCCACGGGTTCAGAACATCAGAGGGCGGCGACCTTGGCGCGGGCCTCGGCCAAGTTGTCCGCGCCCTTCTTGGTTAGACACTCCGGTGGCAAGTCGCGTAGGTTATACAGCCAATGTGCCCAGCAACGACAAAATGGCTCCTGAGCAACGGCGGTGATGTTTTCGTAGTATCCGCCAGGGCCGGGCTTGATAAGCCCCGCATCGAGAGCCCAGCTGCCCTTGATCAGATAGACAACGCCGTCGCGTTCCTTGTGATCTTCTCTGTAGTTATAGCCGGGTTGCCGCCAATGGCTTCTCCAGCGGAGGGCGATTGCGTCACCGTTTAGAGCGATCACCTCGTTGATCGACGCCGTGAGCTTGTGGCCCTGGTCGATCAAGACCCGGCGCACCTCGAAGGGCTGACTGCTCAGCGCCTTCTTGATCCGGCCCTTTTCCTCGGTCCGGTTGACCGTATCCGACCCGCCGGCCGGGATTGACGTTGCCCAGCCCGAGAACCGGCTCAGCGTCTGCGCGATCGCCTTTTCCCGGTTGAGCTTGATCAGGTCGGCCGAGGCCAGGATGCGCTTGTCGAGCTCGAGCCGCATCTGGGCGTTCAGCCGCTCGATGGTGAACCGGTCGATCCCGCCGTGGTACTTGGCCACGCCGCCGTTCTCGACCAGGCGCTTGTAGACCGCGGTCAGCCCCTCGCGGAGAATCTGCTCCATCTGGGCTTGGGAGCCCATGGAGCGCTCGGCGGCTTCCTTCAGCTTGAGCGTCCAGTATTCCAGCCGCTCAGCGTCGGTAAACCCGTGCTCTTGGAGATCGGCGACCGCTAGGGTCAGGATTTCCGAGAACGTCGGCTCGCGGGCCACCTAGGCGGCTTCAGGCTCGGGGTTCGGCCAGTTCGGATAACGCTCGCGCTGGGAAACGGGCCGGCTGCACATGCCGCCCTTGGCGAGCACCATGTAATCGTACTGGTCGAAGTCGATCGCGTGGACCTGTCCGCCGGCGATCTCCACCGTGCAGATCAGCGACACCATGATCTTGCCATTGACGCCCGGCTCAGCCTTGGGCGGGTTCCGAACTTCCATCCGATCTCTCCATCGGTTAGCCGCGCATCTCGTCGGTGCGCCTTGCCGCCCGGATATAGGCGTCCAGGTGGGCTTCCATCAAGGCCAGGTATCGGTCTCGGGCGGTCTCGGCTCGTTCCCACTGGCTGTACTGGCAGGCCGTCATGCACTCCTGGAGCGCGAGGCTCGCATCGGCCGCCGCCAGGCTCGAGGCCCGCAGGTCCGCGGCGATGTCCGTCGATAGGTCGGCCACCTAGGCGACCCGGGGCCGGTGTCTCGGGGTGGCGCCCAGGCTTTCCAGCACCCCGCGCGTGCTGGCGCTGTCGTGGGCGCTGAACGGCTCGGCAGGCTTGGGCTCTTCGAGGGCCTGGGGTTGGGGCGGGACGTAGGCCTCGAAATCGGCCGCGTCGAACTCAAACGGCACCGGGAACAGCTTTTTCATGTTGTTCATGGTGTCGAACATGGTCTGCAGGAACCGAGCCTTGTTGCTCGGGTCCGAGATCGGGATGAAGACCTCGGCCACGGCGATCAACGCCTTGAGCGCGACGTCTTCGACCCCAACAGCCTCAGACAAAGGTTCTTCGTTGAGCGGCGGCCAAGAGGCGTCGAAGCTGTTGACCCACTCGTAGAAGGCCTGCCGATAGGGCACGTTCCGATAGGCCGGGAAGTCGGCCTGGATGGTCTTGTAGAACTCCGGGTTCCACGCCCGGTACTGCACGATCTTGTCGAAGAAGGCGTAGACCGGCTCCATCCAGATCCGCAAGCGGTCGATGAATTGCGCGATGTACTTGGCGTCTTCCGTGCCTTCGCCAAACCCCTCGGCAAACGATTCAGCCAGGATGATCTTGGCCGGCGTGCCGCTGCCCGTTGCGATGTTCTCGATGATGTCCTTGCGGGCCATCCCGAAGGCGCCGTCGATGTTCTGCAGGTTGAGGGACTCGATCTCCTCGTCAATCCCGATGTTGATGACGTTGCCGGTCTGGGCCTCTTGGACGATCGCCCGCTTCTGGCCAAAGATATTCGAGGTGAGGTTGTCGATCGCCGACGAGGGGTTTTTCAGTTTGGCGATCAGCACGCCGGCCTTCAGCGCCACCAGGTCGTCCGTGGTCATCGAGTTAATGAAGCTCTTCAGCGGGAAGAGCGAACGCTGGTAGATCGACCGTCCGACGTAGCCGAAGGCCGACGTCGTCCACTCGATGTAGATCGGATCCTCGTTCAGCAGCGTGACCGTGCGCGACCGGTGGTAGGGCTGGCCGCTGACCGTGATCCCCGCGGTCTTGAGGAAATCCATGCTGTTCGGGTCTTGGCTCAGCACTAGGGAGCCGGACGTGTTCAGCGGGTCCAGGACGTTGAAACTGATCTTGGCCTTCGCGAGTTGAGCGTAGTCGACCGGGCGATCCGTCGGCACACCGTCCACCAGGAGCGCAATCGATGCGATGCCGTAGACCCGGGCCAGACGGCCGATGTTGAAGATGTGGCGGTCCGCGCCGATCGCATCCCACTCGGTTTGGTAGGCCTGGATCAGCCGTTCCTTGGGGCCCTTCACCACCTCGATCTTGCGGTCCTGGCTCTGCGCCATGGAGATAGGGTAGTCCGCCAGCTTCGCGCCGAATGGGTGGTAGGCCAGTATATTCTTACATAATTGATAGCTCGGCGCGGAACCCGGAATGATGTCGTCGCATTGGAGCAACTGCTGAAGCGCGTTGCCCAGGCTGGCCTGGCCGGCGATATTGATGGTGGCCATTCGGAACGCCTCCTGGCCGTGCGCGCCTCAGAACCCCCCGCTGTTCCCCAGCGCCAGGGCGGTGGCGTACACAAACGTATCCAGAGCATCATCACTGCGCTTGTGAGCGTCGGGGTCGCCCATGCGGAAGTTGGTCACCTGGTGCAGCAGGTGGTTCCGGGTCGTGCCCTTGAAGGTGATGGTCTTGTTGAAGGCGTGCTCGGCAAACTTGACCTGGCCGGTGGAGACGCTGCCGCTCACTGCGAGCGCGCGTTCATCCTTTCCGACTGCAGTGAACTTGGAGTCGATCGCGTGGACGTTCATCCCGCGGCGCGTCGCCGCCTGGAGAAGCACCGTCCCTGACCCCTTGTCCTCGATCCAGGCGCCCGGTCCCGCACCCACGCGCGCGCCGGTCTTCTTGGCCCATTCCTCCAGCGTCGTGAAGACGCTCGGGAGCCAGCTGATCAGCAGGTCGCCCTCGATCTGGACGATGTCCCAATCCAGGATCACGAGGGGGTGGCCAAAGAGCCGAGACCGGGCGCAGTAGATAACTGCGGTCCCGTCGTGTTCCTTACCGCTTTTGAGGGCGCTGTCGATTACGCAAAAGACGCTGTCGCACCGCACCGGGATCGGCACCGGCCGCCCGTTGACCAGCAGCGCGTCCTCGGAGAAGAACGCCGCGTCGGATGATCGGATCTTCCAGTTGCCGCCCAGGAGGCGCTCGCGCTCCACCGTGGGCAGCGCCATGAGGTTGGCGACGTAGTTCGGGTCG